TCACATCACCAAAGCGTTCTTTGAGCTGTCGATATGTTTGTCAAGTCTGTCCCTTATATAGTTGATGCTTTCCCCGTATTCATCCTGATGCTTAATAATCATATCCAACTTCTCGCATACCCCCTTATGGGTAGCTTCACAGGCCGTCTTGTCAACCTTTGTCCCTGTCAGTAGCCCCATCCATGTTGTCAAAAGCGCCCCTGCTGCCCCGATCAAAGTTTTGTCCATGCCCTGCTCCTCAAAAGAATTGGCGGAACTGTATCAATTTATCCTATAGCTTACATACGTTGCGGCAGCCGTCTTAACCGTCCCCTCTTACATTGGTGGCTCCAATGTATCAACCACTTCTCCCGTCAGCTCTTCCGGTTCCCTCTCCATGCTGACCGCCCACCGCTGTAGATGTTCGATCCAGACAGCGTATTTAACGAGTTTCGGAGTCATATCGGCGCAGAGGGTTTCAATCTCCTTTGCGAAGGCTTCGGCCTCAGTCTGGTTGGTAAAAAGTTTGTATCTCATCTTATCGCCTCACTATATTAAGGGTGTAGGTGGCTACATCGGGATTGAAACTCGCCCCCACAAGATCGCTTGCCGTGAAGCCGGAGGTGGAGGGGGTGAGGACTTGATAAAGTTGCATTACTGTGACATCTGTCGTCCCTGCCGCTGCGTTCCTCAGATAAAATAGCATGTTTGCTGATCTCAGCGTCGCGTAACTTGTCGCGTTCGGGGAAAAGAAGGTTGTTGGCGTTGACGTAATTCTTGGGGAACAGTTTGCTTGTGAAGAAATAATCAGTTTATATAATTTATTAGCCCCTAAGGTTGCTATAGTTCTTCCAATCCCCCCAGCGGCAACAGTAACAAAGGTGTTTGAATCACTAATTGTCGCTGCCCCCTGGTTAGTCCAGATAGCAGTAAAATCCCATCCACTCAATAAATCAGTTGGGGTAGTCTCCCCCGTCCCCGCCGCCACCGGGTACATAGCCAACGTATTCGTGCCATCGCTCCAAGTTGCGGTAATCGGCACAGTGGCGTTCAGGATCGCCAGCCAGCGAAGGTCTTGACTGATCTGCGTGACGAAGGTCGGGGCGACGGTGCTGAATTTCGCGGTCAGGGAGGATAGAGTTACGCCGGTGCTGTATTTGATCGCCTTGATGTTGTCATTCACGGCCATAATCTGAGCCGTTGTCAGCCCCGACTGGATGCCCATGTAGGCCGCTGTTTCCGCCTCTATGCCATTCTGGGCAATATGGATCTGATCGTCGTATCCGATCTCCCTCATTGCATAGGAAGGCGCCGCGATCAGGGAAAAGCACAATAGAAATAGGAGAATACGTTTCATGTCGTCACTCCTTTATTTGAAATAAACCGTGTATTTCGCCGTTCCCGCGCAAGTGATGTCAACGTAGAGCCCGGTCCAGAATATCACCGGCGCCGGTGGTTTGATCGCCTGAATCCGGTCAATGGCCGAAGTCGTAATGACGGAAGTCGGGATCAGTTTCGTTCCGGTTGCCGTGATGCCATCGTAAACGTCCAGTGTGATGGCGTCCGAAGAATCGCTGACGACAATCACCCCTGAAAAATACCCCTGCCCGGTGTAGATCAAAGCGTCTGCCGTTTTCTGCCCGCTGGATCTCACATAGTCCTGCGCCCATGCCGCTCCTGCCAGCATCAGCACGATTGCCAAAATACAAATTGCCTTGAATCCTTTTTTCATTTTGAGCCTCCTGTTTATTAGAATGGCCGATTACCTTTCCCTTTCGGTAAACCTAATCTTCCTTGTTCTGGTTTTGGTTTGTTGGCCTTCATCGGGCCTTGATAGACCTGTCCCTTTGGGGTCAATCCAAAGGTTTCAGCTTCAGATAGTCCAGGTAGGTCTGCGGTATCAACTTTTACTGGTTTTGTTATGGAGTTGAAAAAATCAGATAGTTCTTTTAGTGCGGCTTCTTCGTTCTTGGGATCAATAAGCCCTTCTGCTCTAATTTCATCAATAAGGCGCTCTTTATGATCTGGTATACTTTTTCGTGCTGCTCTGGCGTCAATTTCGCCTCTGGCTTCAAGCTCTGCAAGTCCTTCTTCGATGTAGTCATTTTCCCATCTCCTGATCTGACGGTTAATCATATCATCTTGTTTAGTAGGAGTAAATATCTTTCTTGCATTTCCTTCGGATAACTCATTGAACAATTTAACGGAATCCCACGGCTTACCGTCCCTCGAAATAAAGCCGTCTTGATTAAGAAGGTCGGCGGCTTCGTCCATTGACATCCTTCCGTTTTTGCTTGATACGGCGGCTACGTCGCTCATTTCACGACTTCTATCTTTTGTCCTGCCTATTCCCTGATAACGTGTCCATGCGTCTCCCGATAGGTCTTGAAATTCAGGGCCAAGCCTGACTTTTCCTGCCCTTTGTAAATAGGTAACAAGGTTCTCGGCGTTGCTCCCCGATCCTGCCGCTATTGCGGTCAATCTCCCCCTTTCCGCCGGTTGCGGGATTCTTCTTTCTATGGTGGTAAGTGACGGCTGGACTGCATCCCTCAATTCAAATCCCTGCCCCGCGGGAATCGCAAGACGCGCCCCCGCCTGCTGTGGTGCGGGTAATCCGAGGCGTCCGGTTGATGTTGCTTCGGCATTGATAACATTATCCATCGCTGGCCTGAGAATTTCCGGGCCGTAGGGTGCGCCCACGGGGACGCCTCTTAGTCTTCCACTCACCACTGGAGCGACTTCTCCCGCTGCCATCGGTATCGGCCCAAGTCTCCCCGATCCTGCCGCCATGGCTTCGGGTTGCAATACGTCGGTCATGTCCCCAAGGTATCCTTCGAGTGCGCGGCCTGTTGCTGATCGAAGGCCGGGTTGAACAGTCTGCCTGTTCAATAATGATTCTGCATCCGAAAACATGCCTTTCACAATTCTGTCGGGATTGTTCAAAAACTTGAAATATTCCTTGATTCCTTTCCCGGCAACGCCTCTGGCAATAAGGGTGGGGTTCATGGTCAGGACTCCGCCGACGATTTCCCCTCCTGTGAATATGTCCGTGAAGTCAAGAAGCCCTTTTGTATTCCTTCTCGCATTTACGACGGCCCGGTGATTAACCTCTTTTTCCAGCGTCTTTAATGCACCATAGGTATTCTTTAATCCTTGATATCCCGGCCCCACGGCGTTCATAATATTGCTGTCGAGTTCCTCTCTCATCAGGTGTGCTACTGAGGCGTCAACTTGCGCCTTCGCCCTGCTAACCCTGCCCTCATAGAATCCGCTTAAGGAGTTGTTAAGGTCGGCTATTCTTGCCTCAATAATGTCCGGGGGTTGGCCGTGAAGCTCATCAATTTCCGCCTTCAAATCGTAGGCGTATTGTCTTACCTGTGGGTTGTGTTTCAAGTCACCCGCGACGTCATCCAGCTTAGTCAAGATTTTATCGGCGTCGAACAGCGCCCCAGCTTCCCCGGCTTCCGTTGCCATGGCGTGATATTGCTGATAAATAGACTTCTTGGATTGGTCTATGGCCTCCGAAAACTGCTTGATAGTCTTGGGAAGTCCTGTGACCGCGTTTCCGTCAATATCGGTCAAGGACAGATTATCTTTATTATCGACTATGGTCTTGACGGCGTTCTTTGCCTTCTCATAATATGCCTTCACCTGTGGAGCCGTTCTTTTGCCTACCACTGTGGGCCTGATTGCCTTTTCAATTCCTTTGCCGATGACTGATGTTAATTCCCGTTCAAGCATTTCCGGGGTCTTTCTGAGGGCAAGTCCGGCAACGTCCCGCCCGATATTAACGCCTTCTGCTCCTACCTTTAATGCGCCTTTGCCTGCTATTGCTCCGGGGTAAAGCATGGTTGCGTTTGCAAGATCACCAACGTCGGTGCGGGTTCCTTCGGGTAATGCTCCAAAAGCCTTTGCGCCTGCCTTGACAACAGGATTGCCCGGTAAGGATTGGCCTATCATGTCAACGGCCTCACCTAAGAACGGAGTGGCCTTGATTGCCTCCATGCCAACATCCCCGACAAATCCGCCTAACTGCCCGGCGGTATTCATCAGTTCGCCTATAGAAGGAATTGCGTTCCCGATACTACCCCGCCCGCGTACCTTCGGATTAGCAATAGCATTGATCCGTTTCGTTGCCGCTTCCCCTATTCTGCCCATAAATCCCGGCTTAGTATCTGGTGCGACTTCAAGGCCGGTTGAGGGATCATATTGAGGGGTTTCGGGTGCGGGTTGAGTAGATTCAGCGCCATATTTAGACTTGAAATCGCCTACGACAAATTGAATATCGGCCTCTGCTTCGCCGTTCTGCGCCATCTGTTGGACTATACCGTCTAACTGTTGCCTTCTGTTTTCAGGAAGCATTTCGTCACCTTAGTAATTATATTTAGTTCTCAGGTTGTCCGCTTTGTCCGTTGCCCTGCGGTTCTTGGGCTGTTCTGGGGCTGTTTCTGCCTGTTGCCCCGTGCTGATGTCAATTTTATAACCCTGCCCTGAATAGGTCTTTGCTTTCTCGGTCTGGAGAATATTTATTTGATCTTGGAATCTTTTCAGCCGCGCCATGAAGTTCTTTTCGGGTAAGTTTTCATCGGGCAAGAATTTGACAAGCCTTGCATATTCTTGCTCATTTATCTGTGCCCCTGATCTGGCCCTGAGTAAAGCATCCTTCGCATCCCGGACATATGAATAAAATTGGACCTGATTTTCTGGCATATCAATAAACTTTTCCTTGACGCCGTAATATCTACCAGCAACAGGTCCCACGTAATCAGGTTTGAATAACGACTCTATCTTTTGAGTGGTCCCGATAAGCCCCGCTAATGCTCCAAACTCTTTCGCTGCTCCTTCGGGAAGTGGCTTGCTTGGCATTTCTTCGCCTGTGCCAATCGGCCTGAATGTTCCGGCTCCCGGCCCTTTGGTGGCAAAAGGCATGATTCCGCCCGTTGTGGCTACAGGAGTGAATTGGGGGGCCTGTTTATTTTGGGAATATTGCGCCGCTGCTGTTTGGACTAGTTTAGATCCTTCGGGGGTCGCATACCAATCAAGAGCTGCCCTTCTTATTTTTGGGTCAGTATAATATCCCTTGAACATTCCGCCTAGGATTGTATCAAGTTCATTTGCCACATTGATTTCTTTATTGATTTTAGCGCCCATGAGTGCTTCTTCCTGCCTCTTGCTGGCCACGGTCTCCTTGAAAACGCCACTATCATAGAAGGTGCTGCCATCTGGGTCGGTCATCATCTGGTTATACAAATCCTTGAATCCCTGTTGCTGTTGCGGTGACAGCTTCTCAAATTCGGGGCTCAACATGTACTTTTCCCCCCTGCCTGCCATTTCCGCTTTCTGTCCGGAGTAAGAGCTCTTGGAGGCTTGGTAAGCATCCCAATTCGTAGTTTGAGGGTTCGCCGTTGCCACTTCATTGATGGTGTTGAACATGGGTTCAAGGACTTTGAGCGCCCCTTCCCCGTATGCTTTGGCTGTCATCTTCTTTGAGGTTACGACATCAGAGGGATTAACCACCTGTTGAAACTTCGGGATAGGCGGTTTCTTTGCAAGTTCCTGTTGCATCAATTCAATCTTCTGTTGTTCTGTCCCCGGTATGAATCCCGGTTGCCCCGGCGTCCCGATACCATGTTGAATCTGCCCAACCCTCATCGTTTCCTGCTGAGCGAGATCCGCTAAATCCGTCCGCCGTTTTGTTTCTGCAAGTTGGGACGCCGCCTGATCCCATCCGATCATCGTATTGACGGGGGCCAATACCTGATTTAAGTCCAATCCGCCCTGATAGAATCTATTACCGTATGGCATTATCGGCCTCCTTTGTTTTCCCTTGCAATCTTCAAACAAGTGCTTATAATAATGGGCATGAAACGGATCGCTTTCGTGGTCATTGTTTTGCTCCTAAGCGGGTGCGCCGCTACAAATAAGGCAATCTACACTTCTCCTCAATATGTCAAAGATAGGGCGGATCTTGTCTTTGCAGATGTCGTCAACTGCATGAACGCAACCGGAAACGTCCAGACCTACAATCTTTTTCTGATGGAAGAAATGAACGCAATGGTTGACATCTACAATAATGTCCTTATTGCCGAAGGGTTTTTCTATAACTACGATGACAAAACCATCTCCTTTATTCTCGCCCATGAGATTTCTCATGCCAAGTTGAACCATCCCCGAAAAGGTACCGCCCTCAGTGTTGTGACTACGGGAATATTCGTAACTGCCGGGTTCTTTGTCCCCGGTATTGGCCTGCTTAACCATGCCGTTAATCCTCTTGCTACGAAAGCATACGGGAGATCCGCCGAACTTGACGCTGATAAAATGGCGTCTGAAGCCGCGACCCGTTGTTTCGACCTTTCTATTGAGGAACAGGTTCATATTTTTGAAACCCTCCAATCGGATTCCGGTGCCACTGGTGGCGGCTTCTGGGCTGATCATCCTTCATGGGAAGATCGAATCGATAACATAAGGAAATCTCCTTAAAACCCGAAGCTGAACGGTTCAGGTGCTTTTTGTAACGGCGATCCGGGGGCGCGAGTCCAAATAACCTGTCCGGAGCTGTCTATCGTATATTCTCCCCTGGCCGTGTCTTGCGCTATCTTTTCCGCTATCCTTGCCTGCATCAGTCTATTTGCCTCGTCTACCCCGGCCTGGTCTCCGTATATGCCATATTTGCCCATTTGCTGTGCGCCGCCGCCGAACATTGAACTGAGTTGGCCGCCGCCTTGATTAATTATATTGGGGACTTGCTCAATCAGTTGATTGACTCCTGCCCCTGTTGGACTTTTGCCGCCTCCTAACGTGACACCGAGATCCCATAGAGCATAAGCCGCTCCCATTGGGCCTACAACACTTCCGAGAGTTTCCCCGGCCAAAGCAGGAGCCGCGCTTACTCCTAATTCTCCTGCCGCTGCTGGTGCCGCGTATAGTGAGGCCGCCGGGGTGAGAGCGGGTGCCGATGATTCCAGAACCGGCGCTCCGTACCCTAAGCTCGCTGCGTAAGATGGCGCTCCTCCAAGTTGGGCTGCCGCCGCTTCTCCTGCTGCGGTTGCCGCTTCGCTTATTGGTACTGCTTGCCCAAGGGTTCCGGTAGGTGCTACTTCGGGAGTAACGGGCGCATCGATTTGAAATACGCTTGGTTGAGCCGCTTCTTTTGCCTTGGCTAAGGTTTCGGCGGACTGTCCAAGGTTTACAACCGGCTCCGCTTGAAGGGGCGGTGTCTCTCCCAAAGCATTGAGGGCGGTGTCAGCACTTGGATTGACAGGACCTTTGCTCCATGGCATTTCAGGTTTAGGGCCGCCCATCCAGTCGTAAAACTTCGCCCCGGTCATCGCCGCCGATAAACCAGTCCCGACATTCTGCAAGGTTGAGGATGACCCGGCGGCGTTCAACTGTTCTTCGGCAATCCGCTTTTGTTCTGCAAGGGACTTGGCGAACTGATCCGCTGAGGTTGCCTGAGTAATATCAAATTGGCTTTTGTTCTGCGCCTGCTGAATATCGAACTGCTTCCCGGTCAATGCCATACTCGCCGCGTTCTGGGCTTCCTGTGCTGCCTGCGCTTTCTCCGCAAGAGTCTGGGAGGCCGAGGATAGATCCCACGCTCTATCGGTATTGGAGGCGTTCAAGGCGTCGGCAAAATAGCCTGAGCCGAGATTGTTTATGTCCTTCTTTGAATACTTCGTGCCGGTGAGCTGAGACCTGTTTTTCAGACTGGCCAACATCGACGCGAAACTTCCATATGGTTGGTATGATGCCATCTTACGTCCTCCTTAATTTGTACGGGTCGGCATAAAGATACCCGCCTGCAAGTGCGCCTCCCAATCCCAATTTCAACCAGTCATTCCTTCGCATCCGGTCGGCCTGAGATATTTCGTCATTAACCAGCCCTTGCTTGAAGGCGAGTTCATCGCTAAATTGCTGTGCCTGCTGCCCGGTTCTCGCATCGAATTGACGGCCTTTTTCTGCTGTTGAAACATCGAATTGCCCGCCCCTCTGTGCAAGTTCAGCCGCGAATTGAGATTCCTGCGCCGCCTGTTTTCTCTGGGCCAAAGTTCCCGCCTGCTCCTGCAATCCCAACTGAGCATCCCGGTAATTCTTTTCGCGGGTGTCGGCCAATGATTCAGCCACGATAGGAGCAAGATCGGGATTAACGAGCCCTGCTATCTGCGCCTGCCTTTTCATCGCCATGAGCCGGGAGACTAAATCTTGACTGCCGGGTGATCGTTGTAAGTATGCCATTTGTTCACCTTATCGTCTGTTGCGGTTGATAATAAATCCCCACTCCCAAAAGTTCCATTCCATCGGCTACGTTGGTAGTTGTCTGAAATTTAAGGCTTTGAGAAAGCCATGGGCCGAGTATGGTTGACTGCGTGTCATAAAAGGTTGTGGATGCTGACGTTATGATTGCCGGTCCCATTTGCCCACTGACCCCGGAAGTCGTGATAACCTTGTCCCCGTAGTGGCTGACGGTCAGATTACCCATGGCCTTTTTCTTCCAAGTCGGCCTTAAATATTTGATGGTTGACTTGTAAAGCAATGGCGCTTGGTTCCCGAGAATCATATCCTTGGTATGCAGATAGCTGGTGATATTGGCAACCGAGTTCCAGTTGTTCCCGTTTTCGAGGCGATAGACAAATCCATCCTTTCCGCCGCCGTAGGTGTATCCAGTTCCTGCCGTGCTGAAAACCTGCCAGCCTGATTGAAGTGGATTTGCCCCGGTTGCGTTCTCCCGGTAGATCTTTGTCCATTCCTTGTATTTCAGCGAGTATTCCAGTTCCGTATTCAGGAAAGTAGCTGCGGACCCTGACGCTATCAATATTTTATAGGAACGGGTTGCCGCGTCATACCATCCGACTGATCGACTTTGCCATGCTGCGGGTATGTAGCGGCTGTCATTGGGGTCGAAATAAACCTTGATGTCGTCGGAGATAGGAACGATGGTTGCCCCGTCCGACATGACAATCGCTTTATCAGATTGCCAGATGGCCACGGTTCTTTTAACATCGGCGGATTCCGTCATTTCGGCGCTGACCATTGAGAGCGGGGCCACGCATCCGATGTTTGTTGACATCTTTTGCAGCACCCAATTTGATGGGTCAGTTCCTGAGAGGCGATAAGTTTCATTTCGTTTTGCGACAAGCATCTGCTCAACCGCCGTGTTGGTGTAAATATTGTAGAGGACAACGGCGGCGGTCAGCTCCTGTCTGTCCCCGAAGGTGATTTCCCCGTAATCGTCACCATTCATTATGTCCGGGGCGTTGTAAGTGGAATAGATCGCCTTATTTTTGTCGCCCGATTTCTCATTGAACAGGAAAAGCCGGTTCTGAAAAGTCTCGCTGAATTTATAGGAGCTTACGTCATCAGGGTAGGCAATGCCTGTTACTTCCGAGACCTTAACATCGGCGTCAAGATTCCCGGCGAACTGAATCTTGTAATAATAAAGCGGATATTCGTCGGATATTGCTCTCTTAAATTCCGTACCCTTGGCGGCACCTTGAAAGCTGACTACGCCTCCCTTGCTCATTGAAGTGGTTGCAGTTGCCGTTACATCATTTAAGGCGCCTACTCCCTGCCAGTCAGCGCCATTCCAGAAATACAACGCCATTTGGGTTGAGGCCGTGGAGTTTTCTGAACCGGCCACAAAGGTGAAGTTTATCCCCTGCTGAGGATTAAGGAAACCAAGATATATTGCGTGTGTGGTCTGAAGACTGCTGAAATCCGCATAGGTTGACTGAGAGCCGTCATTGACCTGATTCGTGTAATCCTTGTAAGTGGTTCCATCGTATTTGAGGCATTTAACTGTGTATTCTTCGACGCCATCCCAGATATTCTTGAGGGTCTGCATGGGGGAGTCAACGGTAACATAATAGATCGACGCCTGCCCTGCATCAAAACTGAATTGATACCAGTAAAGCGAAAGTCCATTGATGTATCTTGCCTTTGCCGCCCCGGAAGCTGTCCAGTTGATCGTTCCGGTGACTGCCAAAGTTGCCCCGGTGTCGGTGTTATCGGTGACGGAAAGCGTCGTCCATGACGCTCCCTGCCATTCCTTGACGGTCATTGTGGAGGCAACGGTATTTCCTGATGATACATAGGCCTTGATTCCTTGGAGGGGTCTTTTCGAGCCGATGAGGAAATAGTTTGATGCGTTTCCGTAGGCTTGCGTCGGGGGGGTAAATGGCGCTGTCCATCGCGCATTTCCGTTTGTAAATCGGAACTCGTCAATAAACCCGTGGAAATATTCATAACCTCCTGATGCTTCGGTTGTTCCTATTAAAAGATTCCCGGCTATATTAGGAATATCGGCTGCGCTTGTCGCAACGAGTCCGGTCAGCGAACCATTGATAGTAAAGGCAAACTTTGTTGCGTCTCCCGCCCAACCTCTGATCAAAGCGATATGATACCAAGTATCAACAGAAACGGCAAAGGGGGCTGTTATTAGCGTTTGAACAGCGCCGCCGCCTGTTCGGTATTGGAAATATAGACGATACGTTCCGGCATCATTATATAAAGAACAATGAACATAATTGTCGTAATCTGCGATCTGTTCCCAAATTCCTGCAAAGGCACCATTGGCCGGCAACGATGTAAATTGTATTCTAAAATCAATGGTAAATAGATTTGTCGATAAAATATAATTTGCTGAATCCGCCGTTAAAAGGAAGGAATTGCCGTTAAAATATCCAGAAGACCCGCCAAAGACGGAAGCCGTTGGCGACGTAACGGCGTTTGTTGCTGCCACAGCGGCGGTATATGTGGAGGAATCAACAAAGGTTGTCCCGCCGTCTGTTCCGTCCATGTGCAACAATAGTCTTGTGGAAGCGTCGATGCCCCCCGCAGTCTGCAAGGTCGCCACCTGGTCAGCGGTCTGCCGGGTGTTACTCAATATTTCCGAGTAGTCGTTGGAACTATCGACGGTATATGTGACTGTTGAGGCTGAGGTAATAAAACTCGTCGCCTCGATCTCGATCCCGCCCCATATCAGTGATTCATCGCCATTGGAGGCAACCATGTTCCCGCCGGGAGCGGAACTGAATCTCCAGATATTCTCATAGGCCGACGGACTCCAGAGGGAAGTAGTTGAGAAATTGCCCGTTCCCGGAATGGCCGTTGTGTTCTGAAATAGCTTTCCCGCCGTTGGAGTAGTTGAATCAGCGGCGTAGGCTATGACATGGCTTTCCGCCGGTTGATCCTTATGAAAGTGGAAGCCATTCAGAAGGTAGGAATACGAGGTCCCGCCTGTCGATGGGGCGCTGGTATTGATTGCCGTATGTCCCGAAACGCCCTTGAAATGTTTGCCGTCCTTGCGAAGATTCTGAATGTCCTGAAGGCCGAAGTCGTCAAGGAGCATCGCATCTTCAGAGACTACCCATTTGCCCGTGAAAGGGAAAACGTAGGGCGCAAGGTCTTGGGATCGCACCGAATAGGACAGGGTGACGAGGGATAGGATGACAAGGAATAGGGCGGTTAATTTTTTCATATCAGAAACATTCCGCTCCTTTCGTCCTTCTTGAATTGATGCCACCATGCCCGGTTGTAGGTCTTGATCGCGTCTAACTGCATCTTGTAAAGTCCCGGCCATATTACAGCGTTTTCTATCTGGATTTGCCCGTACTGAACGAGCCGGGCAATCGAACCGCTTACGATTGTATTGTGGAATTCAAAAGGAAGTTGAGGGACATCGGAGGCCGCCGACATTGGAGCCATGACGGTTTCCGCCCATATCCTGCCGTTGTAATTATCGTCGGCGAGCGGATACCAGAGGATACGGTCAGTTTTCGCACCCGCTGTGGTGTAATTCTGTACATGATGATGGCGGGTTGGCTTTGAATAGTTCCCGGTGTCCATCCATTTCGCATCCTTCTCAATTTCGTCGGTTGAGATTGGGTCAATCAGGCCATTGTAAAGCTGCCACGAAAACGATTGAACCTTGGCGATTGACTTTGAGAGCGTCACGCCCCGATGATAGGCAGTTCCCGCTGTGCCGACTGCCGTATATCCTGAGGTATCTATTTTATTCCCCTGGAGGTCGTACATTTCATAAGTGCCAGCCGCCTTGTTGGTGACGACGATCTGCTTATAATTGACCTCAGACATCCCGGTGACTACACCAAATTGAACAACATCCCCATTTGCGAACCCATGATTTGCTGAAGTGACCACGCCGGGATTCGCCTTCGTGATTCCGGTGATCACCGCCGAGTCCTTAGTGTTGGCCCCGTCGATCATGTCCATAAGCCAGAAAAGAGGGAAGATGTCATCGCAGACAAGGACCTCATTCAGGTAAACCATGTTGATGACGGCCTGAACTTCTGCAAGGCGGGTCTGGTTCATATCCCCCATTGCCTTGCAAATCTGGTCACTGATATTTGAATAGGTTAGAAAATTAGCCATTATTATCCCCTTTTATCCTATCCGCACCTGTCCGGTCTCGATAGCCTCGCAATCGCTACCCTGTTGTATAACTCCGCGTCCTTCTCCTTCAGTACGACCTTATGGGTATCATCATACTTGGATTTAAGATTCTCCAGCGCCTTAGAAGCAGTATCACCGTAAATAACAGCTTTGATGTGATGTTGCCGTTCAGCCTTCCCCTTCTTCCTGCCGCTAAATTCTGCGTCCCAATTGCGAACCATATAATTCCTTTCTTTATCCAAAATACGTCATGACGAAACTCATTCCAATTACGAATACAGTGAAAAGACAGAAGATTAGTATTTGAATTGGTAATGATATTTTTTTATATTGCATTTTGTTTCTCCCTTTCCATCAATCCCGCAATCAGGATGATTATAAAAGCCGATGGTGCAAGGTGCAGACTATAATTGCCGAACATATTGATCAGGATGATTATGAAGGCCGTGAACAGCATCCGATTGCCTCGGTAGGCTGTCAGAACGTACCCTACAAGCAACGATGCCCCGATTGCCCCGTACTGGTGAAGGCATTGCAGCCATTCATTGTGAAGGGGGAAAGGACGACCCCATCCCGCACCCGGTCCCATCCCGCAAATCATGGTAAACAGGTTGTAACGCAACTGGTCAAGAGCCTCTAACCAGAACGGGAATCTTCCGTTTCCGTCTGTGCTGATAGGGTGATAGACGAGGACATAGTAAAGGCCGAAGAGTGCCAGGAGGGAGCCGGTGAGTATTTTTATCCTCTTCGTGGCCTTGGGATAGAAAAAAAACATAATGCCGATGATTGCCGGGATGACCGCCGATGCTGTATTTGCAAGAATGAGGCAGGGAACGATCATGATTAGTCCGTAAAACCAAGGCTTCCTGAAAAAGAAGGGCAAGGAAATTGCCAGATAAGCCGCAAGAAAATTATTGTTTCCTAGTGTGCCGGTGAGGGTATGAGGATCAAGCCGGGGAACGGCCATATGGAATCCATAATTGACCAGCCACAAATAAGGGTCAATCCATAAGTATTGACAGAGGGAAAGGGCGGCTTGTAAAAGTGCGGATATGCAAATCAGGTTATAGAAAGTCTCGGTATCAATTTTGCTCTTAGTTACCAAGACATAGATCAGTGAGCCGATGAAAATATAGGTCAGGGCATTGAAAGCGTTTTTGATGACGATTGCCGACATTTCCGGGTGCATAACGCCATAGGTAAGGATGAAAAACACCCAGAGGCATACATACCCGATGAAAGCCGAAATCCATTTATTCTTAATCAGCATCGTAACCATAGCGACGCCGAAGATGAAAAAGGCGAACTGGTGACTGACATGCGCCGTTACAATGCCCCTTGATAACGGAGCTGCCATCAAAGTGACCATGAACGGCAACAGCAAGAAGCAGAACGGCAATATATTATTTTTGTTGAATATCTTCTCTATCATTTCTTTCATTTCCATCATCTCCCGGTGATTTCGTTTCTCTCCCTTTGCCTTCCCAGATCAGGCATCCTTGGCTTTTGCATCCTTCGATTCCGTGAACGTCACATATCATTTTGAGCTTTCTTGAAAGGGGAGGCAAGGTTCCCGGCCCTGCCTCCCGGTTAAGGTTATCTCATGCGGGTAAACCAGTAATGGAGGTATCCCGCGCCGCTTGCCGCGCTGTTGCCTGTGTAAACAAGAATCCCGGAAGCATCGGTGGTGATGATAACCGGCTTTCGGGTAAGGCCGCCGCTTGACAGATGATTTGCAGACGAGGCGCCCGTCCCGGTGATTGCCGTTGCCAGCAGCGCCCCGTAGGTCGTCACGGGGTAGTAATCAACGGATGTACCGGAAGTAATGAACCCGGTGTCCGCCGTGTATCCTGCCGTGGCCGTGGAAATATCATTCCTAAGTCCGTCTGAATCGTAGGTCTGCAAGCCAACGTCGAGCGTTCCTGATACCGTGGTCGTGACCGTTTCAACCCGGACATCGGATATCATGGTATCGGCAAGGAAATTGATCCCGGTGCTTTTCTCGTTGGTCGTGCTGTCCGTCCACCAGATTAACCCGTGGTGCTCAATGTTTGGTCGCTCGTCAATCACAACTGTATGGGTAAACCTATCGAAATTCTTTACGAAAGTCGAATACCCGCCCACCGTGTCGGTGACGATCAGATCAACATACCGGTCAGTGGTTGAGTCCGTGGGGTCAATCCTGAACCTGATTTCACCATCAGTTGCGAAAACCGTGGTCGTAATCGGATTCGTTTTTGAGGCCAGGGACTTTGAGCCAAAAGCGTACAGAGTTTCCGCCGTATCGCTTCCTTTGGCTAAAACCTGATAGGTGATACCCGTTGTGGCCCTCGAAAGGCCCGGTGAGCCGTCGGCGTTATAGTTGCCCGACCATCTCATTACTGAGGCGCTCATGTCCTGAATGGCTGCAAATGAAGGAGCGGCCACAAGCAGGATCAGGAGAAAGGCGGTTAAGATACTGAATCTTTTCTTCATTTTCGTTTCCCTCCTACAAATTAAGGGTTAAATTTTGTCAGGGCATTTCCGGCGATATTCCCTTTGCTGTCTTCAACTTGCATCAGGATATTGGCCGTGTCCCATAAAGCCTCGTAGTTGCTTCCACTCGGCACCGCGTCAGTGTCCAGCTTTGCCGTCAACACATGAATCGAATGGACAAAGCAGTAGATGATATCGACGAGTTGCAGATTGTCGATTCCGCCCGGCCTGATCCATTGTGTCGTGCTGACTCCCACCGTTGAACCCACCTCGTTTTCTATCGTCCATAAATAATGAGCGGTATAGACGAGGGCTTCATAAGTGACGCTTGACGGCGGGGCTGCATCGGCGTCAATCTTCTCCGTCAGGGTTTCCATCATCAGGAACATCTGGTAGATGGTTTGGATGATTGACCTCTGATTGATTCCCGTGGGGCTCATGCTGAAGAAGGTATCCTCTTTGCCGGATACCGCGTTCATCACAACGTCCCCGCGAGAGTTCTCTATTTTGCCGTTAAAGATCGCGGTAAAACAGAGGGCTTCGTAATCAGTATCGGTTACATCGTCCAGATCCAACTTCGCGCAGATTCCCTGAATGGAACTGACCACCGCGTAAAAACAGTCAACGAGGTTTCGCTTACTGACCCCTGAGGGTTTAATCTGTACCTCTAAATTGGACATCTTTCACCTCGTCATATTTCAGTTGCCCCGAATTGAGTTTCGGGGATGTGCATTGGTTCCTCGCCAGCGGTAATCATATCCGCCGCTTTTTCCATGTCCTGTTGTGGTTTCATCAGCCTGAGGAAGCATTGTTTCAGCCTTCCGCTCTGATCTTTATCAAGGAGTATGTACGCCTCGTCGACGATGATATTCCCTTCCCTGGTCTTCAGAAAAGCCAACTGGCAGCGAATATAGGGATCAGGGACCAATGCCCCATAGAAATCCCCGCTCGCCGTCTTGATCAGGGTTGAAAACTGCATGGTCACGTTGGGCGCTGAGTTGCCCTTCGCCATGTCCTTGATGGATCGGCTGTGATACGTCTTCCGGTTCCGGTTGGCAGGGTCTTGGGGAACGGCTTTGTGCAAATGGTTGTGAAGCACCCAATCAGTGAGATTATATTCCGTGGGAACCAGAATCACCTTGCCGTCCTTACCTTTCATCTGCCGCCCGTCTTTGGTTTCTGCGGCCAGCATTTTGAATTTCTGAACCGGGTATCCATCAAACGGGTGCGCTACCCTTGCCGCCGACTGCGGAAGCACCTCTACTTTCAGCTTTGAAAGATCAAGGCTGTCAAACTCCGTACCCGCGCCCTCAAAACCTAGACTTCCCTTCGCATCAACAGGATTAATCAATTCTTTCTTCATTTCATTCCCTCCCAGGAATCCCGTAGTTTGGTGGCAGACAGGGGGCCGGGAGTTGCCCCCATTCGATCATCACGGCCAGTGGCAATCTATCTGCCAAATACTTGCTCATTTCTTACCCTTCGGTTTCGTTGCCTTCGGTTTTTCGGACGCGGCAACGACCTTCTTCGGTTCTTCCTTCACCTTCATTTCGATTTCAAAAGGTGATTCGGTTTCAAAATCAACCGGATTATCCAGAGGCACAAAGCCCTTGAAATTCCCTACGATTCCAGAAACTTCAATTTGTACCCAAATGCCGGTTGCTTCCTTTTTTGTTACTCTGACAACTCCCTTAACTTTCATAACGCCCTCCCTTAGTTGTTGCTCCGATACGTGTCGACGGCGATATAGGAGAGATCGGCGGCGTTCATAACCAGCTTCGTCACGCCCAGAATTGCGCCGATGCAGTACCCGGTCTTGTTCTGGTAGTCGAAAGTCTTCTCCTCCCAGATCTTCTCTTTCGAGTAAGCGATTCCCAGGCACTGAACGCCCATAAACGACGCCTGCGCCCCGTTAATGGCTCCGGTTCCCCAAGTCGTTGCGATTGCAACTCGCGGGTGCTCATGGATCGGAACATTCCGATGTACGCCCAAGGCCCCGGTGAAGATCGGGTTATCCGTTCCTGCCACGGCTGCGGTCATCCGGCTTTGATTCCATGCTGCATCCCTCTCCATGAGATCTGCGGCCTGGTCGGGACTGATGACGATCACACCCGGAACCTGCTTACCTTTATAGGTCGGGCCGGTAATAAGAGGATTCGCCTTCTTCGCATAGGTGACGCACTTGCTGATCAAAGCGAGGGTGAAATAATCCCCGGCCTCAATGTCAGTGGTTGCCGCCGCGTCTCCGCCGTAGATGGTTTTGGTTGCGCTGGTCTCCATGGCGGTGAAAAGAAGCTGGTCAATATAGGCTCCATACCATCGGGCAAGGAGTTCCTTCATCCATTTCCGCATATCGAGCTGAGACCGCATTTCCGTTTCACGCCCGGCGGTTCTGATGGCCTGCCTGATCTGCGTGATGACGATAGAATCATCATAGACGGCGGGAGCAACTTCATTGCCTTCCATCGCACCATCATTAGCCACTCCCGATCCGCTGATTTCCCTGATCTGGAATACATGAACGGTATCGCCGCTATTTCCGGTCAGTTCGGGGCGTTCCATGACGATGCTATTTGCACCCTGCCCGACGAATCCTTGACCGTAAAAATACGACTCCGTTTTACCTTCAATGAACGCATCCCGCGCCCATACTTTTCTGGCGACTGCATCCCCTGTCGCTACGCTCCAATCGGTTCCCATATCGTTCTCCTTTATGTTCTAAAGGACCCTTTCAAACAGTTATTTCGGATCTTTCCACGGCATCATCGGGTGTTTATCCCGAACGCTTTTCGGCGCTTCCTTGAGAAACTTTGTCAGGTCTGAATCCTTCAAGCCTTCGATATGTTTCTCAAGTTGCTTTTCCGTCATGCTTTCAACTGCTACCCAGCCGGAAGGTTGACCACCGCCGCCGCCTGTATCGATGGAAGCAGGACCTGACTTTTGAAGTCCCTGCAAGGTCTTCATTGTCGTTTCCAGTTTCACCGACTTGATCAGGTCGTTATGCTTCATAATCGTGAAAGCGTCTTCCCATGACAGGTTGAGGCGATTCGTTGCCGTCTGCCATGCAAGCACCTCCTGACCGAGAAGCAAAACCTTTCGGCTCTGCTCTGCCGTCGGATTCTTTGCGGCCTCTTCCCCGAAAAGCTCCGCTGCTCTGGCCACAAGGAAATTACTTGCGTCGGCTTCCTGTTGCCTCTGGACGGTGCTGACCTTCTCTTCCTGCTGGCGAATGGCGGTGTGCTGAGCATCCTTCCATTCATTCAGCATCCGGGTGCCTTCTTCCGGGTCCGCCTGCATGACATCACGCAAGGTCAGGCCATTGTATTGACCACCGTTCACGGGAAGATCGAGGACATTAAAGTTCGCGGGAATGGGCGCAACTTTTCTGACCTCTTCCGGTTTCCATCCTGCTGGCGCTTCACCTGGGTAGATCTTGTAATACTCGTTTGAGCCTAACTGTTTGAATAGGTCTTGTTTTTCCTTGATTGCCTCCATTTCCCGCCGTGTGGTCTGAACCTCTCCGTAGAGATCCTTGAACCTTTTGACGGGAATCTTGGCTCCATCTTCGTCAATGAGATATGACCGGCCCTTTTTATCGGTTTCCAGTTTCAATCCCTTCGACTCCGCTTCTGCCTTCTCTTCGTCGGTAAGTGCTTCCGGTTCCTTGGTTTCGGTTGCCGCCGCTGATTCCGCTGGTTTCTCAGTTTCCTGTGCGGGCTTCCCGGCTTCCAGGGTTCCAGTCCCTTCCGTCTGCACTTCCTCTTTTAGCGCACCTTCGGATTCTCCCAACTGAATGGCGCGCTCTTCATCCGTGATCTGATCAGGTTCTACATATGCTCCCATGCTAACCTTCCTTTCGCTGCACCGTTTGAGATTACGGAGAACTTATTTGCAGAGCTTTGAGAAAGCTCAGGAAACCAAACAAAAAGGACCACACCGATTTCTCGGTAGTGGCCCTCGAAGGACTCTCTTTAATTATTGGCGGGCGAACCGCTCTTTATTTTTGTATTACCCTTTTCCCTGCGGCTCCTATTTCATTAACATATCCACATTTAGGACACTTAATTTCCACAGTCCATGCCTCTGCATCTGTCATATGTCCTATTTTCATCAGCAGCCGATTACACTTCTTGCAGCGGATTTCCGTCATGCTGCCCCCGTATCCGGCGGCAATGCCTGTTCGGGATTCATCCGCCAACCAACTTGGCTTGCCAACTGCGCCTGTACCTCTGGGGGCAGATCCTTCCATGCTATGCTGACACTTACTTTTTCAGGCGTGCTCTGACCTTTCTCAGCCTGCTTCCTACGCTCCGTTATTTCATCCTTCTTAGGATCGTCTGTATAGTCCAGATAGGCCTCTTGGTCGTAAATCCCGGCCTTGACAAGTTCGATCGCTTCGCCCCGTTTTGCCATCCGGTTCGTCGGTTGTGTCGATCCGGCGAAGATCTTCACATCGATGTCAATCAGATCCGTCTTAGTCTTGCCGTTCTCGCCGGTCAGCTTATCAAGGGCGTCATTCCATTTCTGCTGGACTATATTCTGTTGTGGGGGGACAGGTTGGCCGTCCTGACCCACCTGTTTCTCCTTATCCGGCTGCCATGTCCCCATTTCCTCAGTCTCAATCAGCCTTTGCCACATTGGGCGGGGCCATACCATGAGCATGAGGGCTGCAACTGCTCTGCCGAGCTTCACCAGTGCGCCCTCAAAGGTGAGCACGTTTGGACTTGAGATAACGCCGACCATTTCCTGCAATGCCAAAACGGTTCGATGCGCCATATTGGACTGACCGACGGGAATCTTGCCTTGAATGATGTCATTTATCCCGTATTCGTCGTGAATGTCCTGCTGATCCTTTTGGGCTAGGGTCATAACTTCGGTTGTCGAATTGACGGGGCCTTGTTGCGAAGGTGGGAAAGCTGCATCCTTGGACATTTCGATGTAATCACCGTGAATTTCATCCTTTACCCACTTGCAGCCAGCGGGAAGGATTCTTGTCGGGTCTACGTTGCGGCTTGCGATATAGATGGCCTGCATATCCCGCTTGTTATGGGCGCGATTGCTTTCAAGGGCGCGGGAGGTCGGGCCTGTAGGATAGCCTTGTAGCGTCTTATCGGCCAATAGGGTGATAATCGGTAGGACGGGTGCGCCTTCTGCATCGACTCCAAGAGGATTGACGGTCTTTGAGACCATCTTCTTGCCGATGACTATCCTCTGGATGCGCTTCGTGACGAGCCGGGGCCATAGGAGGGCTTGAATCGGCGGAACGGGAACCTCAACAGCTACCCCGGACGCATCGACAACGGCCATTTGCGGAGGCTGCGCCTTCGCTGCCGTCTTCTTATCCGCCGATATCTCCCAGCCGTCGTCCTTGATTGCCCCGTGATCCTTGTAAACCGTTCTATCGAATCCATAGGCTGCCTGTTCGTTGGGAACCATCAGCCATATTTCGCGCTCCTTCTTGTATTCCCAATCCTCGATTTCCCAGATATTCTCTTTGTCATCATCATTGTCATCCGGCCCGGATTGACCGTTGCTTTCGTTGGTATCAACAGCGTAGGCATCCTGTCCAGGTTTGCCATCGGGGACGTTGCCAGTATCATCCTTGTCCTTGGAGATAGGGGAAAACTTCAAATCCTCTTCGGTCAGATCCTCGTAGGTTTCAAGGGCGTAATTCTTTGTGACCTGATGCGCCTTGCCGAAACAGACATCGGAATGGTCGCGGGTCTTACTCCGCTTGTCGAAATAATAGGTCGTTGGGTCCATGTCGAGGACGATGATCTTGCCGAATATGCCCAATGATGGATTGTACTTGGCCTCGATCACTCCCAGATTGCCTATGTTCTTTTCCTTGACCCAATCGTAAAGGATGACGGCGAGGTCATTAGAGTTTGCGACATAATCCCAGCCACGCTTGAACAGTTCCGCAACGTACAAATCGCCCTCGCCTATGGGCATGAACAGAAGGCCGGGAGACTTGGAGGTGATGAGGGCGCTTGATCCTTGAATGTCCCGCGCCAGATAGTTCTTGGCAATCGGAATCATGCCTTTATCAATCATCATTTTCTTTTCATCCGCCGTCCAGATACCATCCTTTTCGAGATCTAGAGGGTATGCGGCTGCCCAATTCTTGCGGCGGTTCTCGGCCCATGTCTTGCGGTCACTATCGTCGACGAAATCTCTTTTTACCCTTTTATAAACTGCGAGGACTTCCGCCGGGGCGTCGCTGTTCTCGATTCGTTTTAGGTCGATCTGGTTGTCAGCCATTGCCTGTTCTCCTTGCGGTCAACTCCCGTAGCTCGAACCACTCCGCGCTCCATTGGCTTGCGAATATCCAGAGGTACATTTCCCGGATTGACGCTCTTAATCTGCGAATCATTGAATCAGCCCTCCCGTTCCGATGTCCACGCCGGTCAGAGTTTTCACGATGTTCGGATTGGCCGGAACCCAGAACGCGACTTGGAATCTCTGCCTCATCATCATGGCGTCATCAGCAATGATCTGGACATCAATGGGGCCTTGCTGCGGCTCCAAGAAAGCATTGTAGAGCGCCGTCTTGATACCGACCAGCTGCCGGACTGTCAACTCGCTGAGGTGGTAGCCGGGGATTCTTAGGTACACGTAGCGGTCAAAGTATGGCGATAGTTCCAGGGGCGACGAGGGCTTTACCTTGTAGCCCACTTGCACACCGTCTACGGAAATGACAAGGATTGCCTCCGGGTCCTTGATCTTATAGACTCCCTGATGCAGGATGATGTGGCTGTCCTTGTTGGGATTTTCGACCTTGTACCGCAATTCAGCGCAGGCCGCGAAAAGGGCCTTGTCGGTTGGCATGATCATCTTTCGCGTGTCGTTCGGTTGTATGGGTCTTATCCTCTTTGCCATGCTCAATCTCTCCCGTTAATCTTGTGTTTATCTGTCAAATACGGCCACTTTTGAGCTTTCTCCCTGTCCTGTGCATCCCTTAGCTTTTTGCGGCGCTTCTTCTGGGCTTTAGTCATTTGCTCACCTTAAAGACTACATCGCTTTCCTTGATGAAGCAGATTTCCTGCCCATTCACCCTCATCAGCATGGCGTCGAGCTTCAGGAAATAGACCTCATCCCCGGCTTTACAGATGCAATCCCTTGCGTCGGTAACAGTCCCCCACATTGTCCCGCCGTCGCTGCCCACATCCTGCACCCTGAGATTCCCGTTCATGGGCGTAATATCGGATTCGCCTGCTTTGGGGGTTAGGTTCATGCTGCCCATGCCGTTTTCTCCTTCTTCTTGTCGGCTTCCCTTGCTCGCCAGCCGGTGAGGTGCGGCGTAATCTTCTTGGGTCCTTCGCCCAGAAAAATACTCGCCTGCTCTGTGAGTCCGGCTGTTATTACGCAGTCACACCGTTTGCCTGATTCGTGATCCAACTTGCCGTTCTCAAATCGGATAAACGTGCTGCACTCGTCCAAGAGGACAGCATCATAGACGATGCCCTTTGTGACCCTTAGCCATTGTTTGAGGTCGCCGCACAGTTCATGTTTGCTCTGATTGTTCTCGGTCCAACCGTACTGCTTTGTCAGCCCGGATCCTACCTTATCGGGGACAACGCGGACATACTGATTACATTTGCGCTTGATCAACTCTTTGACAGTTGTCTGCCCGGCCCCTGTGACCTCTGTGCAGATTAAGGATTTAATCGGCTCAGCCACCTTGGGTTTCGTGGCCGGTTGGTGGTTGCAATAATATTGGCTTAGGAGATCCATTTGTGCCGCCCATTCGACAGCATCCAAGCGATTAGAGCGCACCCGGCATACATTCTCGTCAATCAGGCGGTCCCGGACATAGGCCACACTCGATGATTCTCCGAGACCCTCTGACACATCATCTCCGATTGCATAGCGGCGCTCGTAAAAAATCTCATCCCAGCCCTTGACCAGAAAATAGGGATATTTCCATATTTCTACGATTCCCCGATCAGCCTCCACAAATTCGATCTCTTTGGTGATCTTATCCTGTTTCAGCCATCCTTTTGCGCCGGGTGCCGTCTGGTTATGTCGGGTTAGGACGTTGCCGAAATAGCTCCCTGCCGCTGATGCGAGGGCCTCCTGCTCGGTTTCAGGATAGTGCTGCTTGACATCCTCTTCGTCCATTCCAGATTGTACCATGAGGGCTCGGAAATTGGCAGGGCGGCCAGGGTGAGCGGTCCATGATAGGAATATCCGGGCGAATAGATTGAGGGCTTGCATCGACTTTTGATATGTGTCGCGAACCCATCCCCATCCCGGCCCAGACTTAACAGAGTTGGCAATTATAATGACCTGCCCCTTTGCCTGTTCAATACCGGGGTATGAATTATTGAAGATAGATTCAACTTCCCGGATCGTGTGCGCCTCGTCGATGATAAGCACATTGGGCGTCTTGGATTCGGCCCCCATTTCAGTAGTAGGCATGGATTTGACGATGCTTTCCATTCCGTCCCGCTCAAATGTGAGGGTTTGCCGGGTGCGGGCCTTCAGCTTCAGGCCGTTGACTTCTTCGCCTTCTTTTCGCGGTGCAAACCATTCAGGGAGCCGATCCAGGATGAAATAGACCCGGTTGAGAAACTCGATAGCGTGATCTTCGCCGTGAGATATGATGACAGATAAGTGCAGTGGATGTTTGATGCCCAGCCACAAAACGAGGGCTGCGGCTAGCCAGGTGAGGCCTACCTGCCGGGTTTTGAGTAGGATCAGGAGCATTTCCTCGACTAGCTGCGGGACAACCCGGATTTGCTCCGGCCACCAGGTGGGCTTGAGCGTGCATTTATTCTCTTTGTCTTCGATGTACACAAGGGCGGTGAGGAAAACTAGGAAATCCGCCAGCGCCTTCCGGCGTAGCTTCTCTTGCAATAGCAAGGCTTTCTCTTCTTTAGCCTGCCTGCTCAGTGAGTTTTGCGATACGCTCATCCAACTCCTCGTCGGTCAGATCCGTAACACTTATTCCGCCGCTATGTTTGATCTCTTTCTTGTCGATCAATATCCCGTAGTGCCTGGCCAACAGTTCATACGTCCCTTTTTTCTCCGGGATGGTATATTCCGTCTCGTCCTGCATGGACATCTGCCCCCCGTCTGCTGATTCCCTGATGGTTCGCTTGCCTTTGATCTTGTTGATATATTTCCGCTTTTCTGGGGGAATCTGATCGAGAGGAACCGCTGTTACTGCGCCGCCATCATCAACGGCCATGAAATAGGCAATATCTAACTCAGCCATTTCCCATAGAGCCTTGACAACTTCATCGGCTGTGCGCTCGGTTCTGGCTGCCTTCCTTTGGGTTGCCTCGGTGATTGCGGCCATTATGTGAACATTTGTCAACAGCCTTCCGCCGATTTGTTGGGCTGTGTGCTTACTGTATCCTGCTCTTATGGCTGCCTGTAATGCGTTGAAATCAATGATGTATTCGCGAACGAATTGCGCTTGCTTGGGGTTAAGGGCTGGTTTTGGGGACTTCTCTTTTTTCGCTGCCATCAATCATCCTCTCGGTCATTGGCGCTATCTGCTATCGCAGTACGCTTTGAAACCCACTTGAGGTACGTAAAGATTTTTTTATCCCTCACTTTATATATAGATGGATTTGGACATGGCACATTTGGAGATGGGTGATATTGTTTAGGAAAGAGGCTGTTTTGGGGGTGACATGCAAATACGCTTTATGTGGCGCTCTGACAAGCCTGTGATTGCCGACATCTGACCGACTGAGAGGTTGGCGTAGATCATTGCTGCTATCGCTCTGAGGCGGACGTTTTCTATTTGCCTGATCTGTTCGATGCCTGGGTCGCGTTCCTTCATCAGTTGGGATAGCGTCAAATTGTAGTCCCTAAATTCGCAGTGGTCATTGTCGGGGTCGTTCATGATCTTCTCGACGGTTTCCTTGTTGCCGTCGATCCATGTCAGAGGAGGACAGAGCGCGGTGCATGTTGGGATGTTGGGACATTCAAGGGCGGTGCATAATTCGTCTTGTGGCTTCTTGGGTTGTTTTCGGGGCTTGCGGTGCTTGTTGAGTATGGCGCGGTCTTTCTTGGATGATACTGAGGGCAGGCGCTCGATTTTGCCGCCTTGCCTCATATACGCGGCCACGGCGCTATCCATTCTTGCTCCTGTAAATGGATTTGATGTAGCCGATTAGCATGGCTGTTATTTCAGGCTTAAATGCCGCGCGGTATTGTCCATGATGTCTCATATGGCAGTGATAGC